TCAGATCACTCGAAACCGCTTCCGCCCCAGCACCGCCTTTGTCTCGCGGAGCTGCAGCACCGGCGCTCGCTCGGCCGTGCCGCCCGGATCGGGCGCTGGGGCCGGCTCATGCCAGTGAATCTTCGCTCCATCCGTCCCGCACTGCGGGCATCGAGCCTTTAATTCCAGCCGGTCCAAGCGGTACTCAGAGCCTAGTGCAGCCACCAGCGTCTCGACGTCCAATGGCGTCGCCGGGCAAGCCTGAACCCGTTTGAGGGCGTAATAGCGGCGCTGGCAGTAAAGCGTAGCCGACCAGCCATCCTCGAGCGCTTCGTGTAACCGCGCCCAGGAATCGAACGACGGCTCGACCACGCGAGCGCTGCACACGTTGTCGCCCTCGGCCGCCAGGGAGCACCCCCCGCTCTTGGCCACCCGGCGCGCAAATTCGTCGAGCGTGATATTGCCGTGCTTTTGGCGGGCCGGATGGGTCTGCATTTCGCCCATCCGCTTACACCGCAGGCACTCCACCCGGATGACCGTCGGCCTGAATTGATTGAGCCTGTCTGTTCCCTTGACCATTCACAACACCCTTGCGCGAAAGCACGAGTGGAGTCATAAAATGAGAACATAGTGAGAACAAGATGCCTATGGTGAATGTGATGACGCAGGAACCGACCGCTCAATATCTTCATGCGCGGGCCGAAAAAGCCTTTGAGCACATGATTGTCGCTTGGGATTATTGGGAAGACGGCGCTACCGACAACGAGGTCGCTGTTTCCCTTGCCACCTTCATCGCCGTCGTTGCCGAATTTATCGACGACGCGGCGCGCTACGCCCCGCTGGCCTCGAAAGAATGTCTGGCAAAATTGACCCCGGCGATCGAGGCCGCACGATCGGCCTCAACATTCGACGATCAATGGGACGCGTGCGACGAACTCGAGGCGGTGCTCTACGAGACGCAACAAGCGCTAGGATACGAAGATGTCCTCAAATAACCCGACGACACCCGCCAAGCTCATCGTGGTGATAGCCTTTGAAGATGACGGTGAAGGCGGGTTGCGTCCCGCCTTCGAACCTCGCGAATACCAGAGCGAGCAGCGAGCCAGGATCGAGGCCGGCTCACTGGTCAGCACCTATCCAGCCGTGATTGCCTGGTCGCGCACGGCCGATCCCAACCTAGGGGAATATGGTGAGCCCGAAGTGCTGTTCCGCTTCGGTCCGGTGCCGGATATGGAATAGCCGCTACATTCTGGTTTTCAGCCATTCCCATACAGCTTCGCCGGCGCCGGTGATCCATCCGACAAGGGTAATCCCCGAAATACCGGTGATGAGCGAGATCTTGCGCCCGGTCTTCATGAGCTTGCCGAACTCGTCCCAGGCCTCGACGGCCGGCCGGACGGCCAGGTGATTGGCATCGACGGTCTTCGCCAATTCGGTGACATCTCGCATCACCTGCCCGTCGACCTTACCCAACAACTGGATATCTCCCTCGATCTTGCCGAGCTTTTCGGCCACGTGATCAATGCGCTCATGCAGCTTTGCCCGGCTATCACTCGAACGGTCGTGCCCCGTGGAGACGTTGCGCGCCAGTTGATCGATCTGCTCACCCTGTCGCTCGATCATCTTGAGCAACAGGCCGATCCGCAGATCGTCGCCTTTCCCTTCCTCCACTAACGCCCCCTGCAGACATCGAGCTTGTCGTAATGGTTGGCGAGATCGATCGCCCATTCGTCGACCACTGGATTGTCGGCGGTCTGGAGGGCGATAACGGCCGCTTCGGGCGGCGGAGGAAGGTCCGGACAGCTACCGATCGCGCGAACGCTGGTGCAGCCGCTCGTAAGCGTCGCCAGGATCACGAGGGCGGTTGTCGATTTCACGATAGTATTCCTCGAGCGTGTCACTGGCCTTTTCCTCCTGCGCTTGGCGATCCTGATAGCCGCGCTGGCGGGACCGGTGCCCAAACAGCGCAGCGCCGATGACGGCCGCCGCAGCGATTGCGTTGCGCCAGCCGATTGCGCGTTGAATCGCCCCGACTACGGCGAGCCCGAGCAAAGCCCAGACCCACCAGGGCACCTGATAGAGCAACCAATCGATCATCCCCGCCCCGCGAGGATCTGGCGCGCTGCCTTGGCGATCTTGGCGCGGTCACGCCAAACGACGACGGCACCAGCCGCGATCAGCAGTAGCGCGCCACCCTGGACGATCGGATGCAAGCCGCCGAGGAAATCGCCCATAGCCGTCACCACACCCCCGAGGCCCACCAACGATAGACCTGTGTTGAGAGGCGCGGTGCTTTCCGAGTTGGCGACCGGAACAGCGACATCCTCGGTTACCGGTGCGGCTTTGGTCGCCCGAACCGTGCCCAGCTCAACCAATCCCTTATGGATGGCCGCCCGCGTCTTGGGACCGTCGATGCCATCGACATCGCCAGTGTACGCCCCGGTCGCCTTGGCGCTGGCCTGAAAGCGCTTCAATTCTTCTTTGGTGCCACCATATCCCAGCCAAAGCAGCCCGACTGCGGTATAGAGCACCAGACGATCCGCGAAGCCATTGAGCCCGCCATTGATCCGGCGGGTGATCATTTCGATATCGTTGATATCGGCGTAGCGATTGAGATTGCGGGTCGACCAATACCAGATCGGCCCGAGACCTTCCCACGGGTCGGAATTGACGGCCGAAGGCCGGGCGACGAAATCGGGAGGGGTAAGCCCAATCTCTCGGCACCAATCGCGGAACTGGCGATAGTTGTCCCTGCCGGTGATTTGGATACCCGTGCGGCCCTTGTAGAGTTCTCCGTCTCCGTCCCGCTCAGGCGTGTTGCCGAGATCGGTTCGCGTATCGTAACGCTGCTGCGCCTGCGTCGGCCCCCAAACCTCCTGATCGTACCGGAAACGGCCACTTTCATGCATGATCTGCGCGAGATAGTGGACGATCCGATGCGGCTGATCGAGCCCCACCCGACCGCCATAGGTGTCCAGCGCCCCGACTACGGACGCAATATTGGCCCGGTCCGCCCGCGCATGCGCGAGCGGCACGAGCTGATCGACTGTCAGCTTCATGCTGTTCTCCCTGAGATGGAAAAAGAAAAGCCCCGATGGACGGCGGGGCGGGATCATGGTGTCATCCGCCCGTTGAATGGGGGATCACATGGACATTTTCAGTTTTATGCTCGGAATACCGGTGGGTGGCCTGATCGCCGTGGCAGCGCTGGCACTCCTGCATCGCAGCCGGGATTAGGCGGCGAGCAACGGGTTGACCGGCCAGACCGGATGAGCCGGATCCTCGGTGTTTTCCGGAAGATCACGCAGAGCCTGACGATAAACGAACAAGGCGTCAAACAATTGAGGCGTCAGCGTTGGTGTTCGGCCTTCTGCAAGGGTCTCCTCGTAATGGCGAGTGATCAGCCAGTCGAGTTCGGCGAGCCGCGCATCGCGAGCGCCCCGCAATGCAGCCCATGCCCCCGCCCTAGCTTCCGCTTCCCGCTGCTCACGGGTGATGATTTGGGACCAATCGATATTACTCATCGGCCGGCACCTCCGGTTCCGGATCGCGCGGGAGCGCCAGCTTACCATTGGCGGGGTTCACCAGGGTCTCGGGGAAGGCAACGGCCTGCGATGGGTTCGGCCCGTGCGGCAGGATCAGCGTCAAGCTGATGCCGCCATTGATCCGCTCGACATCGCTGGCAAGCCATTCGCAATCGACCGCCTCACGAGGCAGCTTTTCGCCATTGGACAGGTCGGAAAAGTCGAATTCTTCGCCGTTGATTGTAAGCACGTCACCATGCTTCAGAACCTCCAGCGCGTCATCACGGCGCTGGGGGCTGAGGGAAATCCTCATGGATCACTCCTTGGTTTAAGAAAAAATGCCGCTCTCACGACTCTGACGGCCTTTGCGCGTCAGAGACTGGCGGACGCGAATGCGGCAGCGGCGCGGGCAGGTCTTAGCGTACCCAATGCCATTGCTGAACGTATTACCGGAGGATCGGACGCCCTCGCGAACATCACTGAAAGCGGGTGGCGGAATGTCTTCTCCGAGGACACGGCGACAATGGATGTCCCGCCCGGAGCCGGGGCAGGTATCGTATATACCGAGTACATCAACTCGGCGGGCTGGTACCAAGAGTATCTCGACCTCACCACCGGCATCAAATGGTGGAGACACAAGCGTGCATCGACACTTACGGCATGGACGTCCGACATATATCGTCGCTCGAACATTCTTGCGACCGTGGGGCAATCCGGTGGCGTTCCTACCGGCGGCATCATCGAGCGGGGTGCAAATGCCAGTGGTGAGTATGTCCGCTTCGCTGATGGCACGCAAATTTGCATCGGCAGAGCAGACAATATCGGACCGATCAGCTCTGTGGTCGGTAGTGGATTTTCGAGCCTCGGAGAAACCCCCCTCGGGACCTATCCCGCTTCCTTTAGCGGACCGCCCGTTGTCGGTCTGATTAGTGGCAATACTGGAGGGTCACTCTATTCCATTGCTACGGCTGTCGGTTCAGGTACTTCCACGCAGCCGCCCGGGGCCCAGCTCTTCCGCTTTACATCCCAAGGAAGCACTTTGTTTTTCGTTCGGTATCTCGCCGTCGGATGGTGGTTCTAAAGCGCGGCTCTCACGACTCTGACGCCGGCGGCGCGAGACCTGCTCGCTGGAGGGCAGCTACCCAATGGGCAGGTTCGAAATGATCTTCCGCCCGATAAGGCTTTCAGGCGCGGAAACATACTCGGGGCTGTGTCGCAATCGGGTGGGTCACCGAGCGGAGCGATCATCGAGCAGGACAGCAATGCCGGAGGCAATTACGTCAGGTGCGCCGATGGTACTCAAAAATGTTTCATCCGGACGGCAGTGGTCGACGGGACCTTCGAATGGACATACCCCGCAGCCTTTGCGGCTCCGCCTGTGGTTGTGGGCGCCGCCGAAGGAGGCCTGGGAGCTAGTGGGAGCGCAGACGGGCGCGTGATGCAGCTCAATGGGTCTCCCACCACTTCATCGGCCATCTTGCGATGCTGGCGGAGCAATGGATCGTCCGGCGGGAACATCGTTCATGCCGAGGCGGTAGGCAGGTGGTTCTAGCTCCTTCCACTCCGCTCTCACGACTCTGACGGGCTTTGCCCGCACGATCTTGGACGACGGAAGCGCGGCCGCCGTCCGGCAAACCCTCGGGGTGGATAGCGAGATCGGGGCCAATGCAAACGGCAGCTATGTGCGCTTTGCAAATGGGTTTCAGGTTTGCGGGGCGCCGTCTGTTCCGATCACTAAAAGCACCGACGCAACCGCATCAGGATCGTGGACATTCCCGGTCGCCTTTTCAGCTACCCCGTTCTATGCCGACTTCGCGGTCGACTCGATCCCGCCTCCCGGGTTCAGAGAAAACTCGCAGCGTCCGTCAGTGAATTCGGGCAACACGGCCATGAGCCTTGCAGTCTTCCAGAACGGAGCATGGCCCGCAGATTTGAGCATGATGGCGTGGTGCATTGCGGTCGGACGATGGCTTTGAAAATACCGCGATGGTGGCACACCGGGGTGGCACGCTGAATTTGACGGTGAAAAACCGGCGATATCGGTGAATTTTATGCGGATGATAGTGCCGGCGGGCCGATTTGGAGCCGAAATTGGCGCTCCGAATTGCAAATTGTCGGGATTTTTTGCCTGTAGCCGAGTGTGCCACCGTAACGTGCCACTTTATAATCCCCAACGAGCGAGCGAACGCTGCCTAAAACCACCGGCCGATTGCCACATATTCTTGCGTGAAACCCGATGCGGTCGAGGCGATAGTACGCGCCGAGTAGATGCCAAATCCGGAAGCGGATGGCGAATTGCAGAAGGCGAATATGATCGCCTGGTCGGGTGACGATCTTTTGGATGTTGTATCGATATTGGGCACCGACGCGAACGACACAGGAAAAGTTACGGGAGTTACATCGCTCACGTACCAACCTGAGGAATTTACGGTGTGTCCTTCGGACACGGAAGTTCTGACGACATTCCAGCAAATCTGCGTTCCGTCAGCGTAGCGCGCAAACTCGCCGTTGGCATTGCTGCCCGTTTCGAACGCCACCCCGAGGGTTTGCCGGACGGCGGCCGCGCTTCCGTCGTCCAAGATCGTGCGGGCAAAGCCCGTCAGAGTCGTGAGAGCGGCTTCTAGAACCACCTTCCGATTGCAATGAAGGTCGCGTTAGCGTTGACGCGAGCATCGGAGCTACTGGAAATTCTAAAGGTGACCGCCGATGTCGTTCGGCCACCCAACCTAGGCATTGCGACTGCCGTAGACGCGCCACCGGATGTCATTCCGACTATCGAATAAGAGTTGTCGATAAAGTTGGCTGGCAGCAAAACGGTCACGTCATTCGCTTCCGACCCGGATGCTTGGAACCAACAAATCTGCAGTCCACTCTGTGACCGCACGTATTGCCCATTGGCGTTCTCGCCGTACTCAATTTCACTGCCGATTAAATCGTGTAGGGCGCTGGCGTTGGCGGTGCCCAGCATGGATCGCGCGAACGAACTTAGAGTCGTGAGAGCAGCTTAGTTCCACCGGCCAACGGCGATTCCACCAATGGCAGTGAGCGTGGACGAACTCACTCCCTGCAGATGATAAAGAGTGCTTGCCGAAGTTGTTGCGGTTGCCGGCCCGGGAACTCGACTATTCGTACGTGTCACGACCAAGACATTCGGGATGGCGGAGAATCCAGCGGGAAACGACCAAGCGACGGCCCCACGATAAAGACTGCCCAAGAAGGTATTGGTGTCGCTGCAATCGGCCGAACCCGCCTCGAAGTTCCAACAGATTTGGGTCCCATCGGCGAGCCTCACATACTCGCCGTTTGAATTGCTTCCCCGCTCGATCACCGCCCCTGTCGGCACGCCACCAGACTGCGACACAGTTCCTAGAATATTGCCGCGCCGGAACGCCTTGTCGGGCGGCAGATCGTTGCGGATTTGGGCGGCGGGGACCTGACCGAGCGTACTATAGAAGGCTGCCGCATCCTCGTCATCCAGGAGAGATCGCGCGAAGCTCGTCAGAGTCGTGAGAGCCGCACCATTTGCCCCTGTGAGGTAAGGAAGCTTGTCCGCCGCGCCGGGCTGGGAGAGCATTGACCGGGCCCATGCAGGGAAATCCGCCGTCGCCATCGAATTCGCGCTATCGAAGTAAGGAAGCTTGTCCGCCGCGCCGGTGAGCGCAGCCAACATGGGCAAATTGCCATCGCTGATACCGGTAATCAGGTCTTCGATCGCCTGCCGGTATCCCATGTCATAGGGCGTGCGCTGGATCTCGTACGCCGCTGCCGTCTGCGCCAGCCCCGGCCAGGCGCGCGCCAACGTCAAGCTGGTGTTGCTGTTGACCGACAGGATGCGGATCGAAAGGCCGCGATGCGTGCCGAACAGATCGCCCGGCCGCACGGCGCCGAGCCAGGCCGTCCCCTGCCCTACGACGTTGGTGCCGTTGGCGGCGACTGTCGCCGTTCCGGTCGAATAGTGAGAAACCGTCAGATCGGCCATGATATCTCCGGCAATAAAAAAGCCGCCTATTCGGCGGCGGGTTCGGCTTGGGGTTCGGCGGACTGCTCGGGCGGCTCATGCGCCGCCAGCAGCTCTCGCAATCGGGTGATTTCGGCGTCCTGGGCATCGACGAGGGCTTGCAGGCTTTTGGCCCTGCCTTCCCACATCTGCATGCCCGCGAGGTAATGTGCCGCTGCGGAGAGCGGCGGGATCTTTTGGGACATAGGAACCCTCAATAACTGTAAGCAAAGACCTTCCAGTCGATCGTCAGCGTCGGAATGATGTAGCTGCCCGAGTTCCGAGTGAACTCGCCGAGAAACCGGACACGATCGGCATAAGCGATGGAGCGCAAACGGTAATAGGCTATTGAGCCCAGGTTGCCGCTGATATCTTGAAGAACATTGCGCTCAATAATGATGTTGCCGCCCGACGATATCGAACGGCCACCCCCTTCAATCTGCAGGCTGACCTGCATGGACGGAATGCTCGAAAAGGGGCGATCAAAATAGACGCTCTGATCGTAGCTCCCCGAGTTTCCGCCTCCCCAATTTACCACTTGCGTCCCCTGCTCTACGACGCCGAGCGTGGGCCAGTCTGACGTAAAGAGCAGGTCAACGTTGCTGTCGGTCAGGACGTTGCGGCCCGGCATCGACACCTTGAGGCCATTCTGATCGAGAAGGACGCGATTGGCCATGTCAGATCATCAGGATGATGTAATAGACGCGCATATTCAGGGTGCCCTCGTTTCGGAAGATGACACGATCGGCGCGAACATCCATTATCGGGTTAGTGTCTGGGCGCAGCCCTGCGTTCACCGGCCCCGCCGCTGGCCCTCCCACCACGGTTCGGCCCGAAGAGGAGTCACCGAGCGGATAAAAACGCTCTTGAATGGTGCCTTCGGTGTTTCGGCGCAGCGCCAAAACAGCGGGCGGCTCGGAAAGCGTTGTTCCAAACATCACCGTTGCAGTGCTGCCGTCACCCACGTTGATGACGCCGGAAGCAAAAACGCGGCACGCCCCAATCCATCGGGTATCGAAGGCAACCTGCTTTGCGGGCAGATTGTCGTTGAGAACATTCTGCCCGGGCCGGGACACCCTCAAGCCCATCTGGCCATCGGGCAGTTGGCCCAACACGGTTCTGTTGCTCAATACGCCCCCCTGGGGATGTTGAGAACGGCCCAATAAATGTCCGAGGTTCTTCCCTGGGCTTCGCCCAAGCGGAAATACCCTCCGTTCGCCCCCGAATAGTGAAACTGTGCGGAAGCGTAATCACGCCCGTAGAACCAGACAAACGGCACGAAACCCAATGCGGGCCAAGTTATCGATGGGTTGTTGCTGGTGCTGACATTCGTCGCCACGCCAGAATGGATCACCTGCACCATCTTGGAGACCGAATCGAACATGAGGTCCGCCGATCCTGCCGTCAGCACGTTCTTGCCGGGTTTCGAAATGCGCAGGCCATCGTCATCGAGCAAAACACGGTTCGCCATTTCTCAATCCACGATCAGAATGCGGTTATTTGGACCTTGGATGAAGACACCCGTGCTCCCGGTCCCGACATGAAGGGTGCCGGTGATGTTGGCGTTCTGGGACAGGATGCTCTCGGCGCTGATATCCAGCGCGTCGATGAAATCCGCCGACATGTTCGCAACGGAAAGGTTCCGAATGCGAGCCGTGTCGATGAACACATTGTCTCCATCGACCACCAGCAGGCCACGCTTCGTTCCGGTCGGAGACGTGATGAAGGCGATCCGGTTGGCCACCATCAGAATTTCGGAGTTCCCGCCACCTGCCGTCACATACATGGCGGCACTAGCCGGGCCGACGCTCCCACTGGTAGCCGCCGAGAGCGCGATGCGAACATCTTCCCCCGACGCCGACGCCTCGGTAAAGATCCTCAACAGCCCCTCGGCCGACGCCCCAGGCACGCTAGAGACGAGCGAGGTGATGGCATTGGACGCCGCGACCAACCCCGTCGCGGGATTGTTGACCTGCGACGATAGCAGGCTCAGCGCCGACGCCGTCGCCGGCAAGCCGGTATTCGGATCGAACACTTCGGCCCGCAATTCCTCGATCCGCGCCACGATCGCGCTGTCAGGACCGGTCGCCGCCAGAATATCCAGCGACCATGCGGCCCGATTTGCCCCTGTCGTGCTGATGATCTCCTGGCGAATCTTCTGCCGGTCGAGATAGGCGTTTGCGCTGCTCGCCCCATCCTCGAGGAAGGCTTCCCGAATGGATTCGATGGTCTCGCGCGTGTTGTGCCTTTCCCAGTCAGACATCTCGCTGACCGAATCTCGGACTTGCTCAGCAACGCCATCCAGATCGAGCCACCCGCCAGGGATACGGATATCCGGAACTTCTCCTTCAATAAATTCGCGGATCACCCACGGACCCTGCACACGGCCCAGCGGAGCCACGCGCAGCGTAAGAACCTGTGGTAGCACGGTGGCGTTGAACCGGTTGTTGCTGCCCTCATAGACAGGAATCCAGCTCTCCTCACCGTCATAACTCACTTCGGCGACGTAGCTGGTGGCACCAACCGAAGGTCGCCACATGGCCTCGATCTCGAGACCGGCACCGGAGGCCCGGAGTTCAGCGACAAGGCCCAGAATTATCGGCCTCAAAGGCACTGCCGGCGGCAGCGTCGGCGGCGTCCAGGGCGAGGGCATGACCTCCTCGCCGTCGGCCATATAGACCTCGGGGGCATCGATCACAGCAAGCACATCGACCCGGTCGGAGCCGTTCGGAATGGCCGATACGACCAGGCCGTTGAAAGGCCGCGTCTCGCCCGTGCAGATTATGACATGCGCGCGCTCGGATCGGTCGCCGGGAAGCAAGGACGCGAGCGTGCCCATCTGGGCCTCGACCACTGCGCGATCGGCGGCATCGAGCGTGAGGACCCGCCCATTGATCGACGCCACCCGGCAAGGGCCCCATTCTTCGCCGCGCTTGTCGCGGACGATGACATAACGGTCCTGTTCCTCGGACGTCCAGGTATCGAAGTCCGACCAGGAACCGCCGTCATCCCAATCATCGCCCGAATAGTCGCGGTCGATTGTGAGGTTTTGACCCGCAATACCGACCAGTGAGACCGTCGCGGCCTGTTCGATAAAGGGGTGATGCACGAGGATCGGATCGCCCCGCACGAGCAATTTGCCTTCCCATTCGGACGTGAACCCCACGAACTCGCGTTGATAGGCGTTGACGGCGGCATCGGTCACCGCCTCGCGCCAGACATGATCGTGATCCGTCATGCCGAAATAGTCGATCCGCTGCGGCGCATCCGATCCGATCGATGCGAGCCCCGCACGGACCTCGCGCGTGTCCCAGATCGTGCGATCGCGATATTCGCCGATCACGCTGTCAGGCTTTTCTTCGTCGAACAGCACCAGCTCATGGCTGAAGCTGCCCCGGATCACGTTGCGAGGCGTAAAAACCGCACGCTTGACCTGTTTGGGCTCGAGGCGGGTAAAGCCCACCTTGCCGCCCACCCGTACCGGCTGGGCGCGACCTGCCCTGAGCACCGCGCGCAGCGCGTCCGAAATTGTCCACGACCGATCAAAGAGCGCATTGAATTCATCCCCACGTCCGGCCCAAAGCTGGTGCTTGGCCATCAGCCATGCGAGGTCGTATTGGGTATCGGCAAGGCCGATCGAATAATCACTGTTGCGCAGGATGTCGGCGGCGGCCCATGCGATCGATGAGGTCTTTTGCTCGACCCATTGCCCAGCGCCCGAATTCCAGACGTCCAGATAGCGGGCGGCAGTCACCTTCAACTGGTTGGCGGACACCTGACTTAGCTGCTCATTGGCCCGGATCTTGACCGCCAGAAGGGTGCAGTTCGGCGGCGTCACAAAGCCTGTCAGATAGCCGCGCAGCCCCTCCCACTGGACGCGGTTATAAGGGGCTCCCGCAGTCCCGCCATCCTCCTCTCCGCTCGTATCCCTGTTGGTGGCGCGGAACGTTACCTCATAGCGCCCTTCGGG